CTCTTGACCCGAAATCTTATCAGCAGATTTGTCTAATGCTCTCTTTAAAGCAGGTAACTTCTTAGAGTCAAATAGACCAGCGCGAACCAAAGAAGTAAGCTTACGTTCTTCGGCTTCTTCTCTTTCAATAATGAGTTCTCTATGTTCACGAATCTGCTTAAGACTTTTCATAATACGTTAACCTTTTCTATTCTTTTCTTGACGAGCTACAAACTTACCAGCAAGTTTACCTGTTAGACGAGCAGGAAGTTCTTTATCAGGATATTTTTCTTTATGCTTTTCACGCATTCTGTCATCATGTCTAGCAGCTTCTTTACCTTCATCAGCAGGAGTTGATTCTTCTAAATCTACAGATATAGTACCTACATGACGACCAATTGGTTGGTTTTTATTTGGGTCATACTTATGAGAATTTGTTTCACCATACTTATCTGTATGACGGATTAAACCATTTTTCTTGTCAACGGTAACACGACCAGGACCATATGATTTTATCATTGCTTTCTTGTGACTATCTGGTACGGCTGCTTCATCAAGCTGCTCTACTTTTTCCTGCATCTGACCAAAGTACATTTGGCCAATCTCGACCTTCTTTTCGTCAAGCTTCATTGATGCCTTTTCTGTCAAAGCAACAGAAAAGTTCTGACGCATTTCTTCTAGATTACCCTCTAGAATATTTACGATTGCTTTTTCTACACTCATTTGTTTTCTCCGAAATTATTGGTAATATATTTATGCATCTTCTATTAATTGACAATGAAACAATGCAATTGAACTAGTGCCATATGCATCTGTAAAAAGGTTTGAATCTAGTACATGAGGACCTGATACAACTTTTATTTTTGATCCTCTTGGTAACAAAGTTTCTCTTTCGCCTGAATTGGATGAAACAGCATCAAGATATATTGCTTTTTGACCTTTTTCTAATTCTATCTGTAATACAACTGCTTGATCAGAAGAACCAACATCAGCAAAACCGCCAATAGCTGTATTGAAATCTAAAGATGTAGAAACATATCCTCTAAAGATGTACTCACCATTAACTTGAAATTTATCTGCGCTATAACGAGAACTAAGACCTGAATATACAGTATATGGAAATGGAGTCTGTGTTTCTTCAAAAGCAGTATCTAATGCTTCAATCGTTTGATTTAAATATTCATCTTGTTCTGCCGAAACTCCATCATCATGACCTTTATAGAGATATCTATTTATAGGTGAATATCCTTCGGCAGTATAATAATCAATTGCTTCAAGTTCAGTTTGGTCAAACATATTAGGTTTATAAAATTTAAATAGTTCTTTGTCTACTTTATTAGCATCTTTGTAAAGGTCTTTTAAGATAGCAGCATCTTCTTTGCTTCTTTTGGAATTAACATTACTATAGAAGTCAGCGTCTTTTTTAAGAAGTTCAGCTTTACTTGGTTGCCCTTTAGCAGTTGGGCTTATGTTTTTCTTTTTATTCTTTTTAGTTAATGTCTCACTATGTTGTGCTGCGCCAGCCTTATAATGCATTAAATCAACATCATCTTCGCTTTTATATGGAATAAGTCTATCGTCATGTACAAGGTAAGCAAGTTTACCTTTTCTATCGGCGTAACGACCAAATCCCATATAAGTCAAACCCATCTTACGAGCTTCTTTGGCGGCCGCAGTTTTAGGTTCTGTTTTAACCTGAAATGCTAGATTCTCTTCTAAAAACTCATCAAATTTCTTCAACGGGCTGGCTCCAAAGTATCATTTACGAAACGTTGCTTTCTTGAAGGCGCGTTCACTCCCATGTCCATTGGGTTTGTTGTATCTTTACCTGTACCATCTTGAACTGGTTGTTGTTCTGGCGGTACACCTTGCTGTGCCATATACTGCTGTATCATACCTTCTTGAGGTGTAGGTGGAACAATATTAGGTACTGGTGGTTGAGGTGTTTCAGGTGGTAAAGGATTACCTTGTTCATCTGTTGGAAGTGGATTACCTTGTTCATCTACAGGTGTATTAGCAGCTTGTTCATTTGCAATCTGCTCATCAATTTCTTCAATATCTTCATCATCCATCATTAGAACATTACGGCGAACCCATTCTTTTGAGTAATAGCGACCAACATATGGATCAACCATCTGTAGTACACCCATTCTGTTAAGAAGAAGCTCAGCCTCTTTTAATTCTGTAAAGTTATTATCTTTTAAGAAATCATAGTAAACATTCTCTTTGAACTCTTTCCATTCTTCTTCAGAACAGACTTTCTTAAGTACCAACTGTACACGTAGAAGATCATCAAATAATGTAGAGAACTTATTACGTAGACGCTCAACAAACTTATTGAACTTTAGTTCGTCACGGCTAACTTCTGTTGATCTGCCTAATGAAAAACCTTGACCTTGTTCAAGTCTTGATGCAGGTACACCTAACGACTTGTATAGCTTCTTTTCAAAATACTTAACGTCTTCTAACTCACCAAGATTTTGGCCTCCTGGAAGAGTTGTAATTTCTGTACCTTTACCGCCTTCACGACGAGGTAACCAGAAATCTTCTAGCATTGAAAGATGCTTACGGTCATCTTTGATTTCGCCTGTTGTGCTATCATATACCAGCTTGTTACGGTACTTGACCATGATATCACGAAGGTATTGTTCAGCTTTGATTGTAGGCATGTTACCAACGTCAACATAGAATACTCTACGCTCAGGCGCGCGTGAGAGACGATAGATAACTGTAGCGTCTTCGACCATTCTTAACTGGTTTAGAGGCTTGATTGCTTTGTGAAGATAAGAGAGTACCATAGCTCTCTTTGAGTCCATTAGACCTGAGTTGACGTTAACAATGGAATCTGTAGCAATCTTTGTGCCTAGATTGCTGTGTGCGCCAATGACGCCACGTTCATTGTACAAGTAGTACTCATTCATCTGCTTGATGATTTCCATACCTGTAGTCGGATCTTTTGTTTTTTGAATTTCGCGGATTTTACGTATGCGACGAGGGTCTACGTACTTTAGTTCTTGAATACCTTTTTGAGGAGACTTTTCATCGATAACGATATGATAGAACATTCTACCATCAATGTACCAACGACGGAATATGTCGTGACCCATGTTACCGAAGTTCAATAGCTTGAGAATATATTCAAACTCTTCACGAATTTTCTTCTTGATTTGTTCTGATTCTTTTAGCTCATCGGTATTGATTTCAACACCATTACCTTTGTCTTCGTAGACAATAGCTTCATTAACGATATCATCAATAGCAGTTTCCAATTCTGGCTGCATTGACATTTCTCTATATCGTGTAATAAGCTCTATCTCATTACGAACAACGCCATCCAAGTCAACGTAAGTGCCGTAATAGGCACCTGACTGGATCGTTACTGCACCATCATCATTCTGAGGAAGAGCGAATGTCTTATTGCGCTCATCCTCTTTCTCTGACTTTTGGCGATTGATTTCAAAACCGAAAAGTTTTATCATTAAATGTAATCCCAACCATCATGTTTTGTTTTTAGCTTATAGTGTATAGAATCATATTTCATGTTTAACTTCTCAGCGGCTTCTTTTAAACTATAAAATATACCATATGGTGTCACAATCTTCTTAGCAAAATTGTTATTGTTTCCCTTCTGGTTTACATGGGGACGCTTACCCCTCATAGACTTTTTATGCTCTTCACTTTTAAGTCTACCTTTATTAGAATTTGAAATCCTCTCGGATATAAGTTTCTTCATATCATCAGAATATGAAGACCATCTTTCTTTCTGTGATTGAGACTGCTTCTCTTTCGTTTCTGAGCTAAAAACTTTTCTATAAGGCCTTCCGTTGCCACTGTGCATGTTATAGAATGCATCAGCCTTGGCGGCATTACATGCTCTTAGAATTACTTTCTCAAAATTTAACATCTCTTTGTAGTCGCCCTCGGCAATAATTTGCCTGCTGAATGACTCTGAGTTAAAAGAAAAATCTTCCAGCATCATCTTTGAAGAGCAGATATAGCCGTCATCGATGGTGCCTTTGTGTACACCAATATACAGTTTTCCATTAGTTTTGTTTGTCCAGCAATATACAAAAGCTTCTTTCAATCTTTTCTCCAAAAAGATACGATATTAGGGGAATTTACTCCCCTAATATATAGTGCTATTCTTAAATGATATTTACGTTACGGGTCGGAGGAGAAAGACCTGTACCATTTGAGTTACCAACGCTGGATTCCCACCACTGATAGCTAAATGTTACTGCGTATTCCTCAATCGTGTCGTTTGCACCCCAATCTAGTTCGATTGGTGAAACGTCGATAGGGAACATACCGATGAAGCTGTATGACTTCAAAGCTTCGCCTGTCTTACCGTATTGAATAACGTGTGCATCTCTTTGATAATCGACTGGACTTAAGAATGAACCGTCTCTTAGATTATTTCTATGAGAGTTAAGTGCATTCATCCATAGCTCAATGGCATTACGAATCTTGAAATCTTCATCATTGATAATGGTTACTGTCCACTCTGTGAATGTTCTATTACCAGCAAACTTTAGCTCGCGGCCAAAGTATGGAACTGGAATAGCGTTTACTGTTGAACCTGGCAACTGTGCTGCGCGGCAGAAAAAGCTGAATTGTTCTGAAATGCTTAGACCATCTGATCCTGTTCTTGCGGCCGCGGCTGCAACATCAGGAAAAGTCATGCGGCATTCGAACAGGTTTGGACGAGCACCGTCCAAAACCATCGCTGACCTAAACTGTTGAATATTAAAAGGCATCTAATTTACTCCTGATCTATCTTTTATATTTATGACATTTTTTGATAAGGGGTGAGAAAATCCCACCCCTTTATTGTTTCTTAGAACTTACCTACTACTTCATCGAAGCTTACGCCAGTTCTAACAGCTACGAAGTTCAACTGGATAAAGTTAATCGAACGAGCAGGCTTGATATAAATGTCACCGATAAATTCATTTCGGTCAATAACTTCTGGAGTATTGTTTGTTTCGTCACAAACAACTCTATAGTCATAGATACCGCGGCGGCCTTGTACATCGCGTAGATATGGTTCTACAAGAGCCACAAACTGTGCGCGAGTGAATGCATCGTTGAACTCGAATAGTGAGTACTTAGATGCTCTTGCAATAGCCTTTTCTAGAACAATGAATAGACGGCGAACGTTGATGCGGTCGAAAGCTGATGGCTTCGAAAGCATTGTCTTGTCACCGAATAGAATTGTTCCTTCACCTGGGAATGATACAACTGGGTTAATACCATTCTTGTATAGTTCATCGCGGTCAGTCTTGGTTGGATTCCAAGCAAGTCTTGTTAGGTTCTTGATTGCACCACGGTGAAAGCCGGCTGGTGAGAACCAAGGGTCACGCTCAAAGTCTGTTCTAACACATAGACCAGCAATGTCACCGTTTAGAGGTACCCAACGATAAACGTCATTGTACTTATCGTACTGATATTTCCAGTTGCAGTCCATTACAGCGTATGATGTAGACCTGTTGATTGTGTTATTCTTATAGCTAATGCAATCTGCATCTTCGTTACCGCCGCTGTAAACAACGTCTGCTCTACGAGGAGAAACGAAAGCTACGCAGTCTTTACGATATTCGGCAATATTATCGATTACATAAGATACGATTGTTGAGTTATGATCTGAAGTTGGGATAAGAGAAATATCTACTTCATCAGCATTTCTAAACATATCAAAACCTTGAAGAATATCAGAAGTGACCGATAAATCTAATGTACCGCCAGAAAGAGTTGCTGTGTAAGCAGTATTTGCTGAACCATATGTCTTACCGGCGCTTGTAGCAGTACCAAAATTTGTATTGCCTGAACCATCTGGATGAGCCATCCACCAGATAAACTGAGAACGGCTATTGATTACATCTTTATAGTAGTTAGATGTGCCGTCTTCTAACTTAGCATCTGAAGCTTTAGAAATAAAGGCAAATCTTTCTAGTACAGTATTTGCTGTACCGCTGATTTTTCCGTCAGCGTCAATAACAGCAACGTGCATCTCATCGTTTACAGAATTTCTGTTAGAAGCATATGTAGATGTGCTTGGAGCTGAATCAAAGAAACCGCTAAAAGTCCAAGAAGCAAAAGCTGTTGAGTTTGGACCGGTAAAAGTAGAAACTCTAATTGAGTTACCCATTGTTCCCGGATACTTAGCTGCCCACTGGCCATAAGTATTAACACCGCTGCTTTCATTTTCGATGTAGTCGGTTTCGTTTTCAACAAATCTTCCTACGCCACTATAAGTAGCATTGAAAGATGTATTAGCTACAGTACGAACAACTTTAAGATTTCTTGCATAGGCTAAGAAGTTGGCTGCTGTGAAAAAGTCAGTGAAGTTATTGCTGTCTGGTTTACCAAATGTGTTTACTAATTCAACTTCGCTCGAAATAGTGCGAATCTCGTTGACCGGACCCCAAGCAAAGTCGCCAACAAAAGCTCCTTCAGTGGTGCCTACTGCTGGAACAATAGTTGTTAGGTCAATCTCAGAGACATTTACGCCTGGAGACAATTGAAATGCCATATCTTTTCTCCTTATTGTAGTAGAATGGTGACTAAATTATATTCTGTCATTTATTTAGCATTTTATAGTTTTCCACGCCAATTCAAGTCATCAAATGGATATCTCTTCTGAGATCGGAAGAGCACACGTCTGAACTCCAGTCACTTAGGCATCTCGTATGCCGTCTTCTGCTTGAAAAAAAAAAACAACTGACACATAAAATTCTATAAAGATGTGAGAATCGAATAGGACTAGTGTATAGAACTACGCAAATCAA